GCGGTAACTATAACGATTTATATAATAGGCCTGACGTTCCAGCCGCATACTCTGCAACAAGCATTAATGCACTTAGTGATGTTGATACAACATCAATTGCTCCTTCTTCAGGTCAAGCACTTGTATGGAACTCAGGAATAAGCCAATGGGTTCCAGGATCAGTAGCAAGTGGAGGCGGCGGCGGTGCTGGCCTAGTTTCTAGAAATTTATCTAGTGCTACTACTGCGTCATTAGCTAATAATGCCGCTGGTAATATAACAATAGCAGGCTGGAAAGGATACATGCTACTAAGTATTCAAACATCTGCTGCCGCTTGGATAACCGTGTATGCGTCATCAGCCGCCAGAACCGCTGATGCCAGTAGGACAATTACTACTGATCCAGTACCTGGTTCAGGAGTTCTTGCAGAAATCATCACCACCGGGCCGCAAACACAACTGTTTTCCCCGGCAGTACTTGGATTTAGTGACGAAGTATCCCCGTCAACCGATATACAAATTAAAGTAGTTAATAGAAGCGGAAGCACTGGGACAATTACAGTAACAATGAAACTAGTACAACTAGAGGTATAAGATGGCAGATCCGATTCCACACCTTGGCAATCCCGATGACCAAAGTTTAAAAGAGTATATTGTCAGTTTAAAAGACATAACTGATGCTGACGATTTTTATGCCGATATGGAAACAGAAGGTCACGGACAGTATAATAAATTACCAAGTAAGGCTCTAGAATGTATTAATCGTAGACCAATTAGTAGAAATACTCATTACCTAATGACGTACGACGAAGCCGCAGTTGTACTTAATGATCCAAGAGTCTTAGCAGTTGAGTTAAATCCTGCAGACCAGGGATTAATTAAAGGCACGTTTAGTTTTGAACAAACTTCTACACGATTCAACAAAGCAGTAACAAGCAGTAGTACTGATATCAATTGGGGATTATTACGTTGTCTAAGAGCAACTGATATTAACAATTGGGGGGTTGCCGGTACACTTAATCAATCAGCAACTGTATTAGCAGATTGCTCCGGCAAAAACGTTGATGTGGTTATAATGGATGACGGATGCCCTTATCCAACAGTATTAGAATATAAACAAAATCCAGATGGTACCGGGTATACTCGAATGGTAGAATATAATTGGTTCCAACACAATCCAGTAGTTACCGGCGGCACCGCTGGTGTGTATTCTTATCCAGGTAACAGATTGCAACAACACGGCGCCCATACTACTGGAACTGTTGCAGGTAACACGCAGGGATGGGCTCGAGATGCAAACATTTACAACCTTACATATAATAACGGCATTGACTATGTACGAGAGTTTCATAAAAACAAACCAATCAATCCATTAACCGGCGTAAAAAATCCTACGGTAATGAATAACAGCTGGGGGTATCGCGGCGGATCCTTATCAACAGGTGGGATAACTAAGCTAACAATTCGTGGTGTTGAATATTTTCCAACAAATGGTGTATGGGATACAAACGTTATACAAAATATTGCTCGATTAAATATTGGTGGAGCATTTCCTGCAAGAAATACTGCAACTGATGTTGATATGATCGAAGCAATGGCCGAAGGCGTAATAATTGTAGCAAGTGCAGGCAATAGTTATTTTTACCAAGATATGCTTGGCGGCCTGGATTATGATAATACCATGATATATGGCGGATTTACATATTACATTCACAGAGGTAGCAGCCCAGGAGCAGCCGACGGCGGCACTGAAGGCACAAAAATTATTTGTTCGGGTGCAATTGGACAGCATGACGAATCGTCTGGCGCTAGCATTTATGATTCAACTGGCATTGAAACAGGTGATTATAAAGCAGAGTTTAGCAACTACGGCCCTCGTATTGATTGCTGGGCGCCCGGATCAGGAATACAAAGTATATGGTCAGCAAATAATACTTTATACGACAGCACAAATACCCCAGATCCTCGAGTTGCGGCACTTGGACTAACTGATACAGTTAATAATAATTTTAAAAAATGTCCGGGCACCAGTATGAGCGGCCCACAGACTGCTGGTGTGCTTGCTTGTCTTGCAGAAAAATATCCTAGAATGACACAAGCTGATGCAAGAGCATATTTAAAATATGCAAGCCCCTCAACTGTGTTAAGTACTAACGGCGGCGCTCAAGATTCAAAAGATGCAGGTACGGGATTTAATGCAACAAGTAACATACAAATGCTTACATTACGAGGAACACGCCATCCAACAGCAGAAGTTGGCGGTTATTATTCAACTCCGTTTCCATCATCAATTGAAAAACATAGGCCGCCTACTGGGCAAGTTTATCCTAGAAAAAATACAACTAACAGTTTTAATAAACAAGCAACTTTTAGTCTGGCAACAGATCAAGCCGCAAGAACTAACGGTCAAACAGCCACAGTTACATTGAGCACTTCTAATGTGCCTGATGGAACAGCAATACAGTATCTTATCACAGCTAAGCCAACTGGCGGTGCCAGTACATCACTAACCCCATCTGGATTTAGTGGAGTATACTCGTCAGATACTCAAGTCATCGGTACTGCGTTATTTGATACCAGACCAAACAGCGGAAATAGAATTGTTACAACTTCTTCTACGGAAGCAGTATATAATATTATTACAAATAATTTGTTAGGAGTTGCCGCACTTACAATATCAACCCCAGCGGTACCTAATGCGTTACCATTTAATGGAAATGCTGATGACGGCTACTGGACAGTTACGTTACCTTTTAGTATAACATACTTAAATCAATCATATAGCGTAGTTTATATAGGTACTAATACTTATATTACATTTGGTGCAGGTTCAGCTGAATATGCACAGTTAGGAAATTCTACTCCAGCTCTTCCTAAGATTATGATATCTGCTAACGATAATCTAGCGTTTCGAATTTATCAAGGGATTGAAGGATCATTTCCAAATAGAACATTTAGAATTAGATGGGAGGGACATAATGCTGCCTCAGGCGGCAATCCAAATAGTCCTGACATGATTTATGAAGCTACATTTTACGAAAATACTCCGGCAAAAATTGAAGTGCATACCGGAGTTAACTCTAGATGGTCGTTTGTTACCGGCGATGTTTATCCGTTTTCTGTCTCCGTAGTAAACGTTCCTTTAGTTGGTACAATGACAGTTAACAGCGGACAAGCGACATTGCCTATAACAATGAGCACTACAGCGGCACTATCTATGAATGTTCGATTAGGTATATTCCCTAGCCCGAGCGTTAATATAACAATAAACTAGCACATTATGATTTATGCTAAATATAGAATAAAGAGAGATTACTATGCAGAGTAAAGAAGTCACAGGTGTACACATAGAGGGTCATATTAAAATTCATGATCCGCAATCTGGCGAAATTTTCATTAACAAACGTAATGCAATTCACTACGAAAATATTAGTATTGCATTAGCACAGAGTTTAGCAAACAGCGGACAAGGTTTTATATACCAAATGTCCTTTGGCAATGGCGGAACAAGTATTGATCCCACTGGTATTATCACATACTTGACTCCTAATAGCTCTGGCAGTAATGCTAGTTTATATAACGAAACATATACAAAAGTTGTTGACGATAGAAGTAGCAACAACGTAGATCCAACACGTAATTTTATTGAAACACGTCACGTAACTGGCACTAACTATACTGATGTATTTGTTACTTGCTTACTAGATTACGGCGAACCTAGTGGTCAGCAAGCATTTGACAATGCTAGTGATGCAAATAGTTTGTACATCTTTGATGAATTAGGATTAAAGAGTTATAGCCCAACAGGCGATAGCTTACTTTTAACTCATGTTATTTTTCACCCTGTGCAAAAGTCCCTAAATCGATTGATTCAAATTGACTACACCGTTCGTATTCAAAGTTTAACTGGCCTAGCAGGAGTATAAGATGAGCTATCAAGTAAAGTTCACAGAAACTACTAACCCCGCTAAACCAAGTTTAACAGTTGCCGACCAAAGTTTAAACTCTGAAACTAGTTTAGTATTTGTTGGAAAAAACTATGCAGGATATGCTCCTGTAGTAGCAGAAAACTTTTTGCATTTATTAGAAAATTTTGCTAAAAATACTTCCCCAAGCAATCCTGTCCAAGGACAACTGTGGTATGATAATAGTCCTCAAGTTAACTTATTAAAAGTTTATGACGGCACATCATGGACGCCAGCAGGTACTGTTAAGAAAGCAGAAAATGCACCGTCAGTCATTAGTAGCATTAAGGGCGACTTGTGGGTTGACACAGTTAATCAACAGTTGTATGTATACTCTGGATCTAATTGGTTATTAATCGGCCCGCAATTTAGTGCAGGCCTAAAAACAGGTCCGGATATTGAAACACTTACAGATACATCAAACATTGATCATAATGTTATTAGTATGTATTCTGAAAATAATATAAT